CGCATTCTGCAGCTTCTCGGCGTCGGTAGACCGCAGGTGGGCTGATGCCTGCTTCCGGAATCTTCATTAGCGCGATCGCACAGATCAAAGCCGCTGTCACCGCGCTCGGCTACAAGCCGGTCACCGACCCGCGCAACGCACGACCGCTCACCGTCTTCATCGAGATGCCGACGTTCAGCGGATTCAACACAAACATCGCCGACATGACGTTCACGCTCCGTGTTCTCGCGCCGCCACCAGGCAACCAAGACGCGACGAACTGGATCCTGACCGCCGTCGACGCCATCCATGAGAGCGACGACATCGCCGTGACCGCCGGCACGCCGTCCATCGCACTCATCGGTGAGCAACAGCTCCCCGCCTATGATCTAACCGTCCGGCTAGCAACAAGAAGGAACTGACCCAATGGCAACCACCGTTGTTCTCAACCAGGCCACCCTGACCGTCGACTCTGTCGACTTCAGCGACCAGGTCTCCAACATCACCGTCACCGAGAGCTACGAGGCGCTCGAGTCGACCGCGTTCGGCGACACCGCCCGCAAGTTCGTCAAGGGACTCGGCAACCACGAGATCTCCGCCACCCTCATGATCGCCTACGGCTCATCCGAGGTCGAGGAGAAGTTCAACGATCTCGCCGGCACCACGTTCAACGTGGTCGTCACCCCGACGACCTCGACGAGCGCCGGAGTTGCCAACCCTGAGTACACGCTCACCGGCTGCTACCTCGAGTCCGTCACCCCGATCAACGGCGGTGTCGGCGAGCTGCCGACCATGGACGTCGTGTTCCGCGGCGGGGCCCTGACCCGCAGCGACGGCACCTGATCCCAGTTCATTCCCAAAAGGAGCCCCGACATGAATCTCACGATCCGCATTGACCTCGGCGACGGCCCACAGGACATCCAAACAAACCTGTGGGCTGTCGTCGCGTGGGAACGGAAGTACAAGACCAAAGCGTCACAGATGGCCACCGCGGCCGGCATGGAAGACCTCGCGTTTCTCGCGTATGAAGCCATGAAGGGCCAGAAGATGGTCGTGCCAGCCGTGTTCGACGACTTCATCAAGAAAATCGTCAGCCTCGAGGTCGTTGGAAGTGACGAGCGCCCTACCCGAGGGGAACCAGAAGACGCCAGCTAGCAGAACTGCTGGTCGCTGTCTCTTGGTGGCCCCCACAGATCGAGTTCGATCTCAAAGACCTCAACACCGTGGTCGATGTGATCGAGGAGCAGAAAAAGCAGCATGGCAAGCGTTAGCGCAAACGTCGAGATCAACGGACTGAACGAAGCATTACGCACTTTGCGCTACATCGACCCGCAGCTCCGCCGTAAAGTCGATAAAGAAATGAAAGACACGGTCGGCAGGGACATTGTGCCATTCGCCCGCCGGCTGTATCCCGCAACCGACCGAGTCGGCAACTGGGGCCGCTGGCCTCGAGGAGCCGGATACCGGCAAGCAGCTGTGCGAAACGGCGTCAAAATGCGAATCAAAACCACCGGCCGCATCGACCAGATTTCCGGCTTGTTTCTCACAAACAGCAACGGCCCTGGCGTCATCTTCACCACCGCTGGTAACAAAAGCGAAGGACGCGCCCCAACCCGCCCAAACGGGTCAGGCAACTCGGCCGCGTTCATTGAACGTCTAAAGCGATTCGGCGAGCCAACCCGCGCATTGTGGCCCGCAGTCCTAGAGAAACGTGACACACTAGAAGCCAACGTCGAACAAGCCGTCAATGACCTTATGAAGACGATCAGCAAGGAGCTCCGCTAATGGCGATCAACATCCCCATTGTCAGCGAGTTCAACAACGCCGGCCTCAAGAAGGCTCAAAAAGAGTTTCAACGCCTTGAGAAGACATCGCAGAAAGTCGGCTTTGCCCTCAAAAAAGCGTTTCTGCCAGCCAGCGCCGCGCTCGGCGGACTTGCCGCTGCCGCCATCCCAGCCATCAACGCCGCCTCCGATCTTGAGGAAAGCATGTCCAAGGTTGGCGTCATCTTCGGCGAAGGCGCCAAAGAAGTTGAAGCCTTCGCAGAAACCGCCGCTAAAGCCCTCGGCCAATCCAAACAAGACGTACTCGAGGCCGCCGGCACGTTCGGAACTTTCGGCAAGGCCGCCGGCCTAGCCGGCACCGATCTCGCCGAGTTCTCTAATGGCATGACCGCCCTGGCATCCGATGTTGCCAGTTTCAACAATGCCGAACCGGACGAAGTTATCCAAGCAATGGGCGCCGCGCTCCGTGGCGAAGCCGAACCGATGCGCCGATTCGGTGTCCTGCTCAATGACGCGACCCTGCGAGCTGAGGCCATGGCCCTCGGCATTTACGACGGTAACGGCGCTCTTACCGACCAACAGAAAATCCTTGCCGCTCAGCAAGCGATCCTGAAACAAACGACCGACGCTCAGGGCGACTTCGCACGCACCAGCGAAGGACTTGCAAACCAGACACGCATCATGAAAGCCCAGTTCGAGGACGTCAAAGCCGAACTGGGCAAAGCATTGTTGCCAGTCGTTCTCGCAATCCTGCCGGTGTTCGCCAAACTGGCCGATTTCATCGGCGACAACACCGACATTGTCATCAAGTTGGCAGCTGTCGTCGGTGGCCTGTCAGCCGCAATCGTTGCCGCCAACTTCGGCATGAAGATCTACACGGCGACAACGACTATTGCCACAGCGGCCCAATGGGCGTTCAATACCGCCGTCGGCGCCATCGCGCTGCCCATTGTCGCCGTCGTCGCATTCACAGCGGCGCTTGTGGCCCTTGAGCGCGCTAGCGACAAAGCCAGCCGCACTTTCCGAATCCTGCTCCCAGGCATCAACGGCATTTCTGACGGCATCAGCTGGCTTCAGAAACAAACCGAAGACGTAAACGAGGAATGGGCCGCTTGGAACCAAACGCTTGACGAGGGCCGACGCGCCGCCGGCAATATGTACCCCGAAATCGACAAGACGTCCCAGTCAGTCGAAGACTTGATGGAAGAAGCGACCGAGGCCGCTGGAGCGCAGCTTGAGCTTGCACAATCCGTCAACAAGGTTTACGACGAGGTCAAGAAGCTCAATCCTGAGCTCGACGCCATGCTGGCACGCCTTGATCGCGAAGACCAGATCGAAACATTTCAGCGTGCAATCGACGACTACCGCGAAGCGATCGCCGACAGCAGTCTCAGCACTCGCGAACAAGAACAAGCGCTCCGCGACGTTCAACGCGAACTGCTCCGCACCCTCGAGGCGTTTGGGGTTCTCAGCGACGCGCTTGCTAAAGGCATCAAACTCAAGTTCGACACCGGCAACATCGAAGCCGCAATCGCCAGCGCCAACCGTGTCATTGACGCTTACAACCGAGTGTTAGCCATCAGCGAAGGCGGCGCGCCGGCCTCAACCTACGTTCCGCCGCGCGACGAGCTGAACTTCCTGTCCGCCCCGCCAGTCGCCACCACCACGATCACGCCGGTCGCTTCGATTACTCGGGCACCGTCCGGAGCCGTGCAGAACGTGACTGTAAACGTGAACACGCCGACACCGACCGAGGAAATCGGCAAAGTCGTCGTTGACAGCATTCGCAAATACAACCGCACCTCAGGCTCCTCAACTATTGGAGTGCTTCGGTTGTGAGCGCCACCATCGTCCAATCCGGCGAATACACGCTCGAGATCGACACCGGCGACCTCGTCCGCGAGTTCACCCTAGACGACCCAGTCAAAGGCGTCCTAGACAACCCCACGTTCGTTCTCGATGGCGGCACCGGCTATGCAGACGTCACCAGCGGCGCCAGAAGCATTCGGATCCGCCGCGGTCGACGCGACACCTCAGACCAGTTCGGCGCCGGCACCATGAACTTCATCCTTGACGACACCGCCGCCGGCGGAGTATTCAACCCGTTCGCCAACCAAGGCCCCTATTACGACACCACGAACACCGAGCCAGGACTCGCCCCGATGCGACAAGTCCGCCTCAAGCGCGAAAACGAGCTGCTGTTCGCCGGCCGCATTACCGACTACGACTACCAGTTCGGTTTAGACGGCGACGACACCGTCCGCGTGACCTGCTCCGACGATTTCTATCTGCTCGCCCAAACCATTCTTGACGACAACAGCGTCTCGAAGCAGTACACCGGCGCCCGTATCAACGCCGTGCTCGATCTCGCCGAAGTCGACTACCCGTCCGGCGCGGCCCGCAACATTGCGACCGGCACCGTCGAGGTTGGCGGCGGCGGCGATTACAACTTGCAGCTCGGCGACATCGCCCTCGACTATCTCCGACTGGTCAACGAAGCCGAACAAGGGCGGCTGTTTATCGATCGTGAAGGCGTGCTGACATTTCAAGAGCGGATCGGTCAAACCCTGTCAGCACCTGTGGTGTCGTTCTGTGATTGTGGCACCGATTACCCGTACCGAAACGTCGACATCTCGTTCGGGGCCGACAAAGTCGTCAACCTCGTGTTCGTTCAGACCATCAACAACAAGTTCGAGACCGCCTCGGACACGGCCAGCCAAGGCGACTACTTCATCCAGTCCAAAGCGATCACGGCCAGCCTGCTCGACACCAACGCCGACGCCCAAGATCTTGCCGACTATCTGTTGAACGGCTACCCCGAGCCGACGTTCACCGCCGTCGAGGTTGCATTCGCGCAGCTCACCGACGGCCAGCGTGACACGATCTCAACCGTTGACATCGGTGACACGATCTCGATCGAGAAAGAGTTCATCAACGGCGCCACCACTACGCAGCTCGCCCAGGAGCTCGCCGTGGAAGGCATCGAGCATTACATCGACACGACCGCCGGCCATGTCGTCAGGTTCTACACAAGCGCTGTCACGATTGTTTACGAGCTCATCTTGGATGATGCCACCTATGGTGTGCTCGACAGCACCAATGTTCTAGGATAAGGAGCACCTATGGCAACGCCGACCAGCCTGCCCGCCACATTCGTCGCCGGCAATGTTCTCACCGCCGCACAAATGAACGATCTGCGTGGCGCGTTCCGCGTTCTGCAAGTCGTCCAGACCTTAAAGACTGCATCGTTCTCGACGACTTCCGCCAGTCTCGTTGACGTCACCGGTCTGTCGGTGTCGATCACGCCGACAAGCGCAACATCGAAAGTTTTGGTTTTGGTCAGCTTTAGTGGCTACCGAACTGATGTGAACAGGTCTAACGTGACCATTTTCCGTGGAAATGCCGCGACCGGCACAAACCTCGCTTCACCAACCAACTACTTTGCTGTTTTTTCGTCTACTGGTGGAAGTGGAAGTTTTGCCGGATTCAACACAGGAATCTCTTACTTGGACAGTCCTGCAACAACCTCTGCGACCACATATCAGGTCGCAATCATGAGCCAGTTTGGCGGCACCGCTTATGTTGCCAATGCCAACACCATCACTGCGATAGAGGTATCAGCATGACCGATTACGCCGCCGTACTGACCGCCAACTATCCAGGCGCACAATGGTCGCTGGACAACAACGACTATTCGACGCTCGAGTGGTTTGATGACACGCCGAAGCCGACACAAGCCGAGCTCGATGCCGCATGGCCCCAAGTCGACTATGACAACCAAGTCGCCGCCGTCGAGAATGCCCGCCGCGCCGACTACGTGACGCAGAGCGACCCGCTGTTCTTTGAGTGGCAACGCGGCGACGGAACCGAACAAGCCTGGCTTGACGCAGTCGCCGCCGTCAAAGCCGCCCACCCATACCCGCCAGCCCCATGATCGTCACCAGCGACGACGCC